GCAGCATCAGCAGCACCAGCAGTTGGTGGAGGTAGTGTGTCTGGTGGTGAAAGCATGAGTGGCGGCGGTGACGGTGGCGCAAGCGGTGGTGCAATATCTCCAACTCCTTCATCAGAATTATCACCAGCAGTTTCCGGTTCAGCATTATCTTCTGCTTCATCTGAAGTTGCAGAAGGTCAACGCATGGATTCTGCGGCAGATGCAGGCATTACAATTGATGCACCTACAACAAATAATAAAGCAGGTGCAACAGGTAAAGAACCAGAAAATATTGCCAGCGTATATAATACAAGTTTCATCAACAACTACATGACGGCCTAAAATGTTATCCAATATTTTGGGTCTGACAATCAAAAAGAAAGTTCTAAATCAGGACTCTTCTGAAAAAGTAACTCTTGCTTACAAACCCCTCAAAAAAGCAGCAGTCAATTATACCGAGTTATCAAAAGCAGCAAAAGACCTCAATATCGTCAGACAAAATATAGTCAAACTTGTAGGACTATATGGTGTAAAATCTGCCGATAAGGAAGATATGCACTTATTAAAAGAGGATGAAGTAGAGAAGAAATTCAAGGTACAACAAGATAAAGAAATTGCTGCCAGAACTCCACCTGCGGAAGATGATCCAAAAAGTTCCAAAGGTGGAAAGTTTAAACAATTTAAAGACAATGCAAAAAAATTAGCGACACAAGTAAAGAATAAAGCAAAAGATTTATTCAAGTCGTTAATGGATAATATAAAGAAAATTGCAAAAACTTTAGTAAGTAAAATAAAAGACTTTGCAAAGAATGTTTGGAAATATCTTACCGAACTTTCAGATAAGATTGTTGGCGACAAGATAAAAGAATTGGAAAAGAAAGAAGGTGTTAAGTTAGCAAAACAAGCAGCAAAAAAAGTTGGTAAAGCAGCAGCAAAAGTTGCAGCACGAACTGCGGCAGTTGCATCTGGTCCATTAGGTTGGGTTGCTTTAATCATTTGGACGTTATGGGACGGTCTGACTGACGCATGGGATAAATGGCAAGAAACTGGTGATTGGTACGAAACACTAAAAGCAGGTATTGCTGGTCTAGTGGATTCGTTGACGTTTGGTCTGTTTGATAAAGATACTGCCGCTAAAGTTATAGATGGTACAGTAAACTTTCTTAAAGATATACCAAAAAAATTAGGTGAGTTTATCTCGGATGCATCAAAAGCAATTGACGATATAGTTTCAGGTTTGGTGAAAAAAATATCAGAAATGAATCCATTAAAACCTAAACCTCTAACTGAAGCAGAACTTGCAAAGATGGTAGAAGATAGAAATAAACAAGATGCCGCCGCCGAAGAAAAAAGAAAACAAAATGAAGAGTTGGCAGCAAATCTTGCCAAAGCGCAAGCACTAATTGAAGAAAAAAGCAAAGAACGAGATGCATTGATTGATGAGATTGCTGCTCTTGAAGTTGATGCTTACGGTAAAAAAACTGAAGAAACGGAACAAGCAATAAAGAAAAAAGAAGAACTTAAAAAGACAGATAAAGCACTTTCTCAGGCAGTAGAAAAAGAAAAGACTTTGAGAAAAGAGGCAGCAGCACCTAAACCTGCACCTCCTCCAGCACCAACTAAACCAACAACAGAGGGACCAAAAGGTATTGTTGGTGTAATCATTACTGCAATGAATGAACTTGGCATAACAAATAAGTTTACTAAGATTGCTTTACTCGCTAACATTCAAAAAGAATCCAATTTTGTTCCTTTAAATGAAAATTTGAACTATACATCAGTTGAACGTATACAAAAGGTATTTCCTGGTGCAGTCAAAAAGTCTGGTTATGGACCAAAAGAACTTGAGAAGTTTATCAAGAATCCACAAGCACTAGCAGAGTTTGTTTATGGTAAAGCATCACCATTTGGTCCAAGTATGGGTAACAAAGATGATGGTGATGGATACAAATATCGTGGCCGTGGTTTTATTCAGATTACAGGTAAAAATAATTATGATTCTTTTGGTAAAATTATTGGTGAAAACTTAGTTCAAAATCCAGATAAAGCAAATGATCCGTATGTTGCTGCTAAGATAGCAGCGGCATTTATCATAAAAGGATTAGGCAAAAAACTCAATACTTTTACAACACAGCAAGAAGCAAATCGTGCAGTAACGCAAACGATTGGTGGTGCTGGATTGAATTTGGATAAAGGTATCGGTGCTGAGATTCTAGCAAAAGTTGACAAGTATTCAAAAGGATTTGAGAATGTAGATTTGGCAAGTACAAGTAAAGAAGTATCACAGGGTCAACGAGAGCAAATGAAACCAACGGATGTTAATGTTGTGAATGTTGCACAGACTAACAATACAAAAGTTAGTGATACAAAAGTTGCTGCCGTAGATAAAAAAATTAATGGTAATGATGTATTATTGGCAAGGGCAACATAATGGATGATAAAAACCCTCTACGTTCAACCAATTGGTTTCAAACATGGATGGGATCAATTGCTTTAAGAAAACTTAAAGAACGAGAAGCAAATACAACTGGAAAAGATGCTGGACAAAAAGCATCTCCTGCTCCACAATCTTCGCCTACTCCAACAAAAGAGCAAGTAAAACAAGACGAAAAGAAACAAGATGATGAACAAGAAAAATCATCTTTTGGTAATCTTTTCAAAAAGAAAAAAGATGAGAAAAGTCCTTCGTTAGAGGGAGTCGCATCATTCAAAATATTTGCCAAAAATACCCTACTTTTACGTAGGATGAGTAAAGAATTAAAACTCATCAATAAAGGTTTCGGTCAGTTTGCTAAACTTGAAGGTATAAAACCGGCAAAATCACCAACAGTAGGTTCAAAACTTGCCAATCTTTTTAAGCAAAATGAAGTTGACAAAGAACTCAAGAAAGTAAAAAAAGCCGAACGTAAAAAAGAAGTAAAAAAGAAAGTAAAAGGTTTTTTCAAAAATACACTTGATAGTATTATTAGTGGACTGATAGCAATCGTAGCATCAATTGCTTTAGCATTATTCATAAACAAAGATGCTATTCTAAGTATTATTGAAAAACTTGGTGGTGTTGAAGGCATCATATCAATAGGTATTGAGTCATTCAAGACTGCTTTCAATGATTTTTTCGGTTCAACTGATTGGGGTGCAGCATTTGTGAAAGAAGCCTCCAAGTTAATTGAGTTTTTATCATTTGGATTAATTACCAAAGATGATGCAGCAAAGGCTTTAAATGTTATTGGTGATTTTATATCTCCTGTCACAAGTAGAATCGGAGAATTTTTAAGTGGTGTTGGTAATTGGATTGCAGATAAACTAAAAGGATTCGGTCGTTCATTAGATAAGAATGTATTAGGCATTCAACCTTCTACTACAAAACCGGGTGAAAAAGAAAAACCAATTGATCCATATGCTGGTGCAGCAGAACAATTAGATGTTCTAAATGCTGACATTGAAGAACTTACATGGAAAAGAAATAAATTAAAAGAACTGATTGCTAAGAGGGAGGAAGATAAAAGAGGTGGTAAAAAAGTTGAACCAATAGTACCACCACCTCCACCACCACCACCATCAAAATATCGTTCTAAAAAATCTGTTCTTGCTCCAACAGAAGAGAAGCCTGCACCTAAACCAGTTGCCATTGCACCTGCACCAAGTGCTACTCCTGCTGCGCCAGCACCAGCACCAACACCAGCAAAAGCAGAAGTGCCAAAAGGTAATTTAGACAATCTAACAAAGAAAGCAGATGCTGGTGTTGATACTTCTAAATTTGATCCGGCGTTTCAAAGTCGTGTTGAAGCAATGGCAGCAGCATTCAAACAGCAGACTGGCAAAATGCTGTCAATCACTTCTGGTTATCGTTCAAATGAAAAACAAAAAGAACTGTATGATGCAGACTTAGCAAAGAATAATGGAAAACCAAGCGGAAAAGTAGCACAACCTATGGCACCATTAGGATCAGGTGCAGGTAGTGTTCACATGAAAGGTTTTGGTATTGACATCAATAGTAAAGGTGATACTGGTCTAAATGTTCTTGCTGGCACTAGAGATAATCCTACAGGTTGGTTAGAAAAATTCGGTTTGATTCGTAATGTAAAAGGTGAAGATTGGCACGTTACGATTGGTGGTGCTCCCCCAACACCAGATGATGATGTTGTAACATCCAAATCTGGTGCAACTATTGATCCTGCTACGGGTAAATCAAAGGGTGAAGGATTGAATGTTGGCAAATCATCCACTGAACTTGCAGTAGAACAACGTAATCAATCTAAACCAAAAAATCCTACTGTGATAAATGCTGGTATAACAAATAATACAGTTGTTGAATCAAAACAATTAAGAAAAGAAGTACCAGCGTAAAAAACGCCACACGAAGGTGGCGTTCCGCAGTTGATTAAGATAAAGGAGGTTTTAATCGTCTGCTAAGGATTTAAAGTAATCTAGTTCTTCATCATGTTCATCCAAACTAGGTGCCGATTTTGATGTATTCAAAACAGTATCTTCAGCCTTTGTCTTTACTGGTGCAACACAATCAAGACCAAGAACTTTATCCAAACGGGCTTTCAATGTATCATAAGGTTTGAAGTGTTTAGGATCAAGGAACTCTTTGAGTGAGTGTTCTTTCTTCCATAATGATTCCAGTTTAGCATCATCACCATCAAGCAATGCTGATGGTTTATCAAACTCAGACTTGTCATAGTTGCGATAACCTTCAACTTGACGAATCTTAATCTTAAAGTTGGCACCTTCCCAGAAGTCAAAAGGATTCAACGGTGTCTCATCTTCAAACTCCGGATTCATTGCTTCAGAGATTTTATCAAAGATTTTTTTGCCGTACTTGTACAGTTTGATTTGACCTTCATTCTCTGGATTCTTAGGGTCAGATACCACAAGAATGTTTGAAATGTAAGTCAAACGGCGTTTTTGTTTACGTGCGATTTCTTTGTTTGCTTCAATGCCTGAGTTCCACAGAATAGAGTTATATTCTGATACTGGATCTTTTTGATTGAGAGTAGTCAAAGAGTTTTCAATGTACCAACCACCTGGTCCTTGAAAGCCATGATTGAATACACGAACCCATGGAAGTGCATCGTCACCATCTGCTGCGGGTGCTGGCAGAAAACGAATCACTGCCATACCATTACCTGCTTTGTCTACTTCGGGTTGCCAGAAACGGTCATCTTCTTTTGAACCTGATTCTGTAGTTTGAGTTGTTGATTCAATCGCTTTGGTCAATTTATCAAATGAATTGCGATTGCGTTTGAGTGCGGAAAAGTCGGACATATATTACCTCGTATAGTTAAGTGTTTATTGTATGTGCATCTTGTTCACATGATTCATTATATACTTTTATATATGTGTTGTCAAGGAACAATTGCATTGTTTTCCGAATTTTCATGTAGATGTTTCTTCAGTATAAGTTTATACTTTGTCGGATCAAATTGTATAAACGGTGTGTACTTCTTTATCTTCAAACTTACCGATGGATAATGAATTGTATCAATAATTTTTTTATCCCACATTGGTAAGAAATTCAATATTGAATTCAGTATGCATACAGTTTCAATTGATACTTCACCGTATAATAACATAGACAACAATAAAGGATACGGACTATTATCTCGCATCATTAACGAATCATTTGGATTGTCCTGACCGATTATTTTTGCAATTTCATTTGTAAAAGTATATGACAACGACTGCATTACTTTTTGTCTAGAACGATAATGTACATCAGACTCATCCGTCAATAAATGTCCAATCCATACATCAGGACTATGCACAAGATTAGCAACAAGAAAATCTCTAGCCTGGTCATCATTAGAAAATCTCCGACTCAATTTGTAATAAAACCATTTATCTTTCTTGTTCTCAAATGCATCTATACTAGTTCTTGATTTACCACCATACTTAAAGTAGTCATACGATTCTTGTGTAAAATGCAGTTTGAGAGAAGAGTATAAACAGAAAGCCTCGTACCCTGTCATATCGGTAATCTGTTACTTTTTGTTTTCAACATATTCAATCTTTCGGCCTGTTCATGTATTTTAGACTTCAGATTTGGAGTGATAAGTGTTGCTGCTACTTCCATCTCCAAACCTGTGCCTTTACAATGTTCAACAATCGCCTCAAGATAAGTGTAGTCTGTGTTTGCAACTAAAGATTCTATCTCTAGCGTAAACTTCATCATCTCATCTTTAGTAGGCATTATTTTTGATAATCCTTTGAACGTGGTGACCAATCATTTTTTTCATCTTTGAAATTCAACTCTGCGCCACCGATTGTTCCAGGTGAAGGAACAGACCATGTTTTAATCTGCTCTTGTGTGATAGGTGACATCGTTGGGTTTTGCATCAACCTATCTTTATATGCGTATGTCTGATTCGTATCAAGATTAGTTACAGTCAGTGATGCAATATCAGCAGTAGTCAATGCAGGAATACTTGCTGTAGTCAAACCACCAAATGGCCATCCGTTGTTGGGCAAATGATCCATGGAAAACTTATCTTGTGTTGGATTTAGGAAGTTTTGTACAGCCTCTTCTCTATACGCATCAGAATCTTGTTCCCAATTTTGCTCTAATGGATTATCATCCCAGTTATCTTCTTCATGAAACAATTCACCAATCTGACCTTCAATATCATGACCAGATGCAATCAAAAAGTTTCGGAACTCATTAAAGATTGTATCTAAATCGTAATCAGGTTCTGCCCTAAAAGATATGTTTACATGCTTACCATCTTCAGTGTGAAAATTAAAACTATAATTACTACGTTCATCAATATTGTATTGACCAAGTTTATTCATAATATATCTCCTCATTAATTAAAATTTACGACCGCTTGCCACGGCGTGTGCTACACAAGTAATATCATCACCACGTGCATATGTACATCGTACAGATAACGGATCAATACCTTTAGAAATGGCACTTTCAATATTTGCTGCCATGAGTTTACGTTCATTCAATTCATAAAAACCTACAGCAGCAACAATTGAGAGTAGAACTATTGTAGTTGCTACTACATTTAAATCGTTTGAACTTTTCGGTTTCACTTCTTCCATAATCACCTTCTCCTTTTTGCTTGAAATCATGTATTCCTCTTAACT